GTGGTGTAACAATAATTTTACCATCATCATATCCAAGCCCATTAACATGATTCTTCATGACAGAAATTTTTGTTCGTGAAGCAAACTTGATAGTTCTTTTATCTTTTGTTGCAGTAATTTTTGTGGTGCCAGCACCCTTTTGATTACCGAACAAAAAAACAAGAGAGGAATTTAGCCAAATCGCTTCACCACCTTTTGCCTTGATTTTAGGTTGACCATAGGGATTATCAGGCAATTCAACCCAGGGTTGGTTGACGATAACTAAGGTGTTTTCAAATTTGGATTCTGACTTTCGTGAGCCGGATATACGTTGATTGATACCCATACCAATTTTATCAGCTAACGCAGCGGCATTATGTTGTTTTCCACCTCGTCCTTCAAAAGTCATTTTACATGGAACAGAGCCAACAGAATCCCATAAAAATAGCAAACTATATTCCAGCTCACCCTTTTCTTGAGCATCTAAGAGGGAATTTATGTAATCGGTGATTTGTTCAATGTAATCAAAATTGTTATTGAATATAAAAAATCCATCCCAATCGATTTCACCAGTTTCTTCATCAACTGCTTCCTCACACTGAAAACCCATTAACCGGGCATGTTCAAAACTCCACTTTTGCTCTGTGATGATGAAGACAGGAAGAATTTCCTTTTTTTGTGCATCAACCGCCGTTTTAACGAGAGCTGTTGTTTTACCGGTGTCAGAGTGTCCAAGGAACATGTTGATGTGACCGATTGCTGGTCCAGGTAGACCAACAGCATCAAGGAACTCTGTTCCCAAATCAAAGAATCTTTGGGGTTTATACTTTGCTGAGGTTGAATATTTCTTCTTGAGTGAAGAAAAATCAGTTGTTTTCTTTATTGCCATTATATTTCCAAAATTCGGTTAATACTTGTAGTTTGTCACTTGCATTTGCTAACTTTTCAACCATGTTGTCCATTTCTTCCAGCATTTGTGGATGTTCGCCAATTCCAGCAGCATTCTCAAGATAAATCATTAATGTTGCTTCCGCTTCTAAAATCTGTGCCTCATACTTTTTTTTGAGACTGTCAATTGTTTTTTGTCTTGTTTCTTTTGTCATAGGTCTAATAATTAAAAGGGTGGGGTTGCCCCCACCCAACTAACTTAAATTAAAATGGTAAATCTGTATCAGGAGTTGATTCCGCTTGAGGGTCCTGATAGGTTGTTGAAGATGTGCCACCAAATGATTCGGTAGAGGCTTCGTCGTTACCATACACATAACCACCTTTATCACTATCCCAACGTGGGGTCTCACCACGTGCAATTGCTTCAAGGTACTCAATTGGTTTTTTAGAATATACATCTTGCCATCCCAATTCATCCTTCAACCATTCTTCCATAGTTGGTTTGTCCTCATGGATTGCTGAAGGGTCTTCATACATAATAGTTGATACTGTCGTATAAGCCGCTCCTTTTGGTGTCTTCTGCTTACCCAATTCAATAATTAGGTCACGACCTTTTTCTGGGTCAGTAATATCACCTTTGTTACGCCAGATAGGAATAATCTTGTCGAGAATACCTTCGTTCTTGTAATTGTGTTTGAAACGCCAGAATTTAACACCATCTTCTTCGTGGTCACGGTCGATGACCTTAACGATGTAAAACTTACGAGACTTGTATTGCTTAGCAAGCTCTTTGTCCGAATCTTTACCAGTGGACATAAGTTCTTCATAAACTTCATTTAAAGGAGAACGCTCATTGTCGTTCTTCCCTGGGTCGTAAAATTTTTGCCATTTACCACCCACTTGGATTTCGTGATACCACGCTTCCTTAAAAGGAGAGCTTCCATCCGAAGTAGGAAGGATGCGGACACGACGGGTGCCGGAATTTGATTTGTCATCAAGAATGAGTGCGAAGTATTTCTTCATGCGCTCGTCCTGAGACATTTTACCAAAGTTACCACCACCAGATTGTTGGTTTTTTTCGTACTGTGCAAGTACTGCGTCTAATGAACTCATAGAAAATTAATTTAAGTTAGTGTTTAAAAGATAGAAAATAAATTTCAAGTTGTCAAATAATAAAAAAGGTTGTGTTGCCACAACCTCAATTATAGTAAATTTTATCGTAAATCAAAATTTGTTAGGTAGTTGATTTTTGTCGTTAAGTCTGAATGTGTTTTTAATTTCAGCAGGACTTATGTCCTCAATTTCGTCAGATGTTAAAATGTATTCGTGTTTTCCGGATTTTTCCCAATCTTCTTTTTTGTCATCAAAAAAATCTGATAGCTTTTTGTTAAAGGGTCCAGAGTCAATTGTTCTTAATGCTAATTTTTCTTCGGGTGATTTAGGTCTGAATTTTTCAATTTTTGATTCAATGTCATTCAACTTGTTTACCAAGTTGTCCATGTCCGATAGTTTTGATTCAAGGTTTTGCAAATAGTTAAATAAGCTTTCAAAATATTCTTCTTGCTTGGTCTCAATTTTTTTCTGTGAATTCACCAGTTCAGTAACATCCAATTCTTCAGTACCACTTTCAGTTCCAGCATCTGCACCAATTTTTTCAACTTCAGTATCAGTTGCCAAATCGATTTTTTGTGGTGTTTCTGGAGCCGCTGGAGCTGCAGGTTCAGCTGCTGCATCTAATCCTGGTTCGGGTAAACCAGGTACTAAAGGAGCTTCTTGCTCGTTAATATACTTATTGATTTTATGATGTCTTTCAATCTCTCTCAATATTTTCTTATCAATACTCATTTGATTAGCCGTTTAAAAGTTGTTTAATACCATTCGGGGTTTCAACACGTACTCTTCTATTCAAAGTAACGTCATGTCCGGCTCTTTCAATCAAACCATCTCTTTCTCTGATGGTGTAGCAGTCACCTGTATCCAGGTCACAAACTTGTTTTGTACCATCTCCGTTATCTTTTTCAGAAACTCTTGTTTGCTTTCCTAGATATTGGTTTAATAATGAATTCATATTCATGTTGTTTTTTCTTAATAAATATACTCAAACTTATATTAGGTACAAGTTGGGGTGACAGTATTGATTAGATTAATATTATTTGGTTGGGGGGTTGGTGTTGCAACTGGTGTGAAAATTGGAATTGTTGTTGTTAGCCCTAACTGTTTAGCAAGTATCACAGCATTTGTAAGATTTGCTTGAAGTGTTGAGTTGGAGGTTTGTGACGACGCTCTTGGGTAAGGCCAGTTTTGCAGGTAGTATACCTCAATACTTTTTTGACGTATTTCTCCAAGATTATTGGTAACTCTGTCCCTTACAAATCTCATGTAATTTAGCGGACTATCAAATACCGCAAATGGCATTGAAACCTCAGAAGAGCTTAAAGTCTTCATACTACGACAAACATATCTTCTTTGGAAATATAAGTCTGCGGTAGCACCATAGTCATAGTTTAACGTAATCTTACCATAGTTGTTATTTCCCGAGTCAAATCTATTATCAACTCCCGTTGATGCATAGGACAATACAAAAATTATAAATTTTAAATCATCACTATCTGTAACTTGATTCAGAAGAGTAACAAACCCAGCTGTATTAATTGAAGTTGATAAACCAGCAACAGATTCATAACCTAAAGTGTTTAAATATGGCTCATTAAGAACTTTTGACATACAAGAATTTTGAGTTGCTCCACTTGTTCTTGTATCAGTAGAAAGATTTGCATTATTACCCTGAGTTGTGGTCGTTGTAGTTCCTCTAGACACATCTCGGGTCTGTTTACTTGCTTGCAATAATTTTGTTACCAAATTTTTATTGATTGTCTGCAGATACCCCTCAAGTAACGGTAATGTAAATACGCTTTGTCTGATACCGTTGAATTTTGTTTGGAATGTTCCTGGTGAAATTGTGTGAACAACTTCAGTAATCATGTATGAACCATTAAACAACGGAACGTGTCTCAAGTTAAAATACATTGTTGGTTGAATAAGAGCATTCCCGAATGAAATTACCTCACACTGGTAACTCATATTTTTGTAAATGTTGTACAGAGAAACATTTTGTGTTGCTGTTGTTCTACCCGCAGCACTTGCAGACATCAAGTTAATTTGTTGAATTGATTCCGAAGTAGCTTTACC